GACACCAAGATAGTCGAGCTTTACGGCCACAAGTTCGAGGACGGCAAGCCGACGCAGATCGAGGAAAACGACGAAAACAAGGAAGCCATCGACAAGCTGGCTCATCATCCTCTTTTTGAAACGTCCGGGCGGGCTGCGGCAGAGGCCGACAGTAATGGCGGCGACGACGAAGACGACGACGAAGAAGGCGGCAAGGCCAAGAAAAAGAAAGCCAAGTAAGTCACGACGCAGGGCTGCATAAGGGGATAACGAGATGGCCAAGACCCGCGCTGAAATCCAGTTCAAGGTCTTGGCTATCCTGACCGGCGGCGACGTCGGGGTTAATCCCGCCGACGAGGACGTCGACAACATCGACGAGTACATCGACGCCGTCGTCGCCGAGCTCGCCAGCGACACGATCTACATCGCCGACGCCGATGCGCTCGACGAGGACATTTTCCTGACGTTCTGCAAGCTGGTCGCGGATGCGGCCGCCGAGGAATACGGCGGCAAGAGCAACCCGCAGATGGCACAGATGCTGCGAAATCGGCTGCGCGTAATCAAGCGGCCGACGCCGGGATATGGGCCACAGGATACGAGCTACTTCTGAACAAGGGGGACAACGATGGCATCGCGGGTCTGGATCACAGAATTCACCACCTCGCGCGCCGAGGCGCTGCCGTATGCGACGCTGGCGAGCGCGATCGGCGGCCAGGTGCTGGACCTTGCCACCAAGCCGTCGGTGGTGTCGCAACCGTTCCCCAAGAATACCGGCTACATCCGCGTCGTCTGCGAGGCGCAGTGCGTCATCGCGTTGGTACAGTCCGAGGCGCGGCCCGAGGACGCCACGCTGGCGCTCAACACTGTGATGACGGCCGGGCGGACGGAAGTATTCGGCGTGCCCGGCGGCGCGTCTCTGTCGGTAGTTCTGGCACCCTGACATGGCCTATTGGGACGAACTCGACCGCGCGCAGCCTGCGCCCGCGGAGCCGAACCTGTGGCCGGACGGCGACCGCGCGCCGGTCCAGATCACGGTGCGCCCACAAAGCCGCATGTATGACGACCTGGTCGACCCCAACAACATCGGCATGTCTGAGGCCGACACGGGCGGGTGGGGCTCGACGTGGGACAAGCTCAAGGGCGGCATGTTCGCCCAGTTGCTCGCCGAGCCGTTCCGCAAGGGTGCGGGCTTTCTCGGGGCGATGCAGGACTACAGCGCCAACGAGTTCCCGCTACAGCATGGCGTGACGGCACAGACCACGGACTACGACCCGCGCCGCGAGGCGGCGGGGTACGCGGCTGGCACTGCGATGAACGTGGTGGGGACGCCTGCGTTTACGGGCGGCGTTCCTGCGGGGGCGTTGGGGAGTGGCGCGCGAAGGCTGGCACAGCCAGAAACCGGCGCTGTAAATCTTGAAAACCGATTGCTGTACGGCGGGACGCATAGCCCAGACACACCGTCCGGCAATTACATGGTCCGCTATACCAAGGAAGGCGCGCCCGAGCTTGTCGATCTCACGACAGAGGGAGGTCGGCAACATCACGCTTTTTCGACACTGCGGACCGGACTTCCGGTCGATGAGATGTCGTTCAAGATCAAGGGCGCGCCGGACATCGAACGCAACGTCTGGAACATCGAGGATCTGCAAAAGCGCAACGCCGCGCTGCAATTCGGCGTCTCAGACCCGACCGTTGGTGGCGGCAAACTGGTCAAGGTGGGCGACACAAAACTCGACAATCCTGTCGCAATGGAGGGCGGGCTTAATTACTCGCTGCTGCACGCCGACAAGCCGGTGCCGGGATTACCTGACGCACAACGGCTGTTCGCAAACCAGAAAGGCCCGGTCACCGGCATCCTCAACGAGGCGCGTGAGTGGGCCGACAAGGGATACGACCCGATCTTCACGTCAATGATGCTGGCGAAGACATCCGGCGATCAGGCAAAGCAAACGGCGCGGACTGCGTACCGGGTCATGCGGCAGGCCGAGCCAGACAAAGATATTGTCGCGCTTATCGACAAGGCAATGGCGCAACAATCAAAAGACATCAAAGGCGCGCCACCGCGGCCATATCCGGGTTTTGCCAGCAAGGATATGGAGAAGTGGCTTGAAGATGTCGGAGGTCCGTATCGGGCTGCGTTCGTCAAGGCACTCGACACCTCGCCGGTCCTGAAAGGCACAGGTGCCGACATGGGTCAGGTGCGTTTTGCCAATACCGACAAGCGTCTGCGTAGCACGCCAACCGGCGCGTCTGGTTTGTTCATGGGCGGCATCAAGCCCGAGCTTGGCGCAATCGATAAATCGCTGAATTCGACATATCCGAGCGCGTTTCTGGCGCAGAAAGGCGACATCGGCGGGTTGCAGGGCAACGTGCCGTTCCACACCATCGCGCCGGATCTCTGGCGCGGCCTGATGAAATCCGGGGATCCAAAAATATTCGCTAACGTGCCTGCGTATTACATGGCGCGCGGTATGCCGAACAATCTCGGCAAGGTGCAGCCTGTCACGCAAGAGGTCGTCGACAACGTGTCTGAATTCTTCCGGCGCAATCCGAAAGGCTGGGCGTTGGCGGGTGGAATTCCTGCCGGCGTTGCGGCGTCTCTGATGGCGTCCGATCAGGCCGAGGCCGCGCCAGTGAATATGTGGGGACGACAGTAATGCCTCCCGTGAACATCCCTTGGCCGCTTTCCACCTCGCCGGGTGCGTTCAATCAGGAGAACAACGGGCGGCTTATAAATTGTGTCGCAGAGCCGCTTGGCGCTACCGTCATGTCGTCCAAAGGCTTTCCAACCCCCAAAGTCGTCTGGCGCAAGTCCCCCGGCATGTCCCTGTTCGCCGCGGCCAGCAATCCCAACTTCCGCGGCGGCATCCTGGTCGACAGCACGCTCTATACGGCATGGACCGAGCGGGGCGCGACGTTCACCAGCGCAGGCACCGAGACGGTCCTATCCGGCACGCTGGCCGGCACCGACAAGGTGTTCTGGGCGCACAACAACAAGACACCGTCGGCGGACATTGTCGTTGTGTCGCCGACGCAGGGTGCGTTCCTTGTCACCAGCTCGGCGGTGGCGGCCTATCCGGACGTCGACGTCGGCTCGCCCAACAGCGTCGCCTTCATGGACGGGTATTTCGTCTTCACGTACGGGTCCGGCCGCCTGCAGGCGAGTGGCCTGAATGACACCGCGATCAACCCGGCCGACTTCACCACCGAACAGTCCAAGGTCGGCGGCATGCTGCGCGGGCTGGCGTTCAACGGTCAGTATTTCGCATTCGGGCCAAACCATGCCGCGGTCTACGCCAACACCGCGCAGCCGGTCGGTTTCCCGTTCACGCGATCGTATGTCATCCAGCGCGGGCTGTACGGCCGCTATGCCGTGGCCGGCCAGGAGAACGGTTTCGGCTCGGCGCTGATCTGGGTTGCCGACGATGCCAGCGTCGTGCGCCACAACGGCACGCCGAACCCGACCAAGATATCGCCACCGGACCTCGACCGGCTGATCGAGGACGTCACCGACGAGAACACGCTCGAGGCGTCGGTCTACATCAGCCAGGGGCACCCGAAATGGGTGCTGTCGTGCGACACGTTCACCTGGGAATTCGATATCGGCTCCGAGAAATGGAACGAGCGCGCCAGCTACCTGGTGCCGCGGTGGCGGGCCGTGTCCGGCATCAACGCCTACAACAAGTGGATTACCGGCGACACCAAGGGCGACAGGTTGCTCTACGTCGACGACGACGCCTTTGACGAATACCTCGAGCCGCTGATCATGCAGATCGAGAGCGGCCCGGTGACCAAGTTTCCGAACCGCACCAAGGTGGCGCGGGCAGACTTCAATTTCGTCACGGGTGTCGGCCGCGCCGACGGGCCGGACATCTCAGGCACCGATCCGAGCGTCGGCATATCGTGGTCAAACGACGGCGGCTTTGTCTGGGGCGAGGAGAAAATCCGCAGGCTTGGCCGGCAGTCCGAGCCCACCAACGTGGTGGTGCTGCGGAGCGGCCAGACGATGAACACCGGACGGCGCTGGCGGCTGAAAATATCCGGCGAGGTCTACGCGAGTTTCCTTGGCGCCACGCAGGACGTCGAGCTTAGGAACCACTGATGGCCGTGCCTCTGCCAGGACTAGACACGCCAGTGGTCGATCCGCAGACCGGGCAGATGACGCAGGCTTGGTTTGTATTTTTCCAAACTCATCAGAAACTATCGCAAATGCCGGATGTCTCGTCGGTCGCACCGACCAACGGGCAGGTGTTGCGGTGGAACGCGACGACGCAGCTTTGGGTGCCGAGCGCCTGACAGGAGTACGCTATGGGACGTCGATCCGACATCAAGGATATGCCGTCGATCGATATTCTGAAATCATTACTCGATTACGACGAGGCAAGCGGTGTTCTGCACTGGAAAACCAAGCCGGCAACGTCACGCGGAAATATAGGCTTCAACAATAAGTGCGGCGGCAAGGTAGCCGGTACTATTGGCAGGTCTGGTTATTTGGTCGTCGGCATCAGCAAAAAATATTATCTCGCGCATCGCATTATCTGGAAATGGGTGACGGGTGCAGATCCGGTTGATCAAGTTGATCACATTGACGGCAATAAACTGAACAATCGTTGGAGTAATTTCCGGGAAACTTCCAACGGTCCGAACATACAGAACAGTAAGATCCGGAAAGACAACACAAGCGGCATCAAAGGCGTGCATTGGGACGCGCAGCATAAAAAATGGCGCGCCGTCATTTATGCCGACGGTCAAGGTATCCGCTTAGGCCGGTATTCATCCATCGATGAGGCTGCCAGTGTAATTTCCAAAGCTCGCTTGGAAATGCACGGTAGTTTCGCTCGTCAAAGCTAGGAGCGCACCATGTCGCTTTTCGATATTTTTTCTAACGACGCCGCCGAGGACGCAGCGCGAGCTGCGAGCGAAGGCCGGCGCCAGGGCTACGCCCAACTGTCAGATCTGTACGGACAGGGCCGCAACGCCATCACGCAGGGCTATGGCCAGGCGGCGGGCGTTCTCGGCGATGTGGCCGGCGCGTACAAGCCCGGCTTCGAGGCTTACGGCGACGTGTCCGGCGCGCATGGTGTCGAAGGGCTGCAACGCGGCACCGACCTGTTCCGCAATTCAGGCCAGTATGGTGTTTTCGGTGTCGCCAACGACGCGGCACAGCAGGCCGTGAACCGGCAGCGCGCGGCGTCGGGGAACGCCTACAGCGGGGCGGCTGACTACGGCGCGGCAAAGGCCGCATCGGACCTGGCCGGGAATTACTGGGGCCAGTTCCAGCAGGGGCTGCAGCCCTATCTGCAGGGCTATGGCACCGCGGCGACCAATCTCGGCAACGTCTACACCGGGCAGGGGAATGCGCTGAACGCGTCGTTCCAGGGCCAGGGCGGCGCCGCCAATGCGACGCAGACCGGCATCGGCGCCGACACGGCCGGGGCCGAGCTGAACCGCTACAACGTCGGCGCAAACACGCTCAACGCGCTGATGGGCGTCGGCAATCTTGCGATGAAGGGGGCCGGTGGCGCGGGCGGGTTCTCGTCGCTGTTCAGCGGATTTGGCGGACAAAACGACCGATCGAACCCAAACAATAACTACGCACAATTCGGCCAAACCTACTTCACGTAACAGGTAATCATCATGGCTGACATCACCGCATTGCTGGCCGGTGCGGCCAAGACCAATGCCAATTTCAATTTCGATGAGCTTGGCAAGTCGTATTGGGGCGGGCTCGAGGAGGCCTACAAGCGGCGCACCCGCGATGCGTTCCAGGACCCGAGCCTGTACGACGCGCAGGGCAATATAGATCCGGCAAAGGCGATCAACGCAGCGTTGAAGGCTGGCGGCCCGGCAGCCGCCGAGCAGGTCAAGAGCCTCTACGAAACAGGTGCGCTGCAACGGCGACAGAGCAACACCGCAAACACATACCAGCAGTTATACGGGCCAGACGGGCAGCAGGGCGGCCAACGGGACGAGCCCCCGATTTCGGCACCGCCGTCTACCAGCCAATCCGGAGCCAAGACGCAGGCCGCGCCGGACCTGACGCAGCCGCAGGGGCGGCCGCAGACAAAATTCTCGGCACCACAGGCGGCCGGTGGACCGCAGGCTGGTCCGTTTACGCAATTCCTCACGGCGCAAGGCGTGCCCCCGGAACAGCACGGCGCGGCAAGCGCGGCACTGCAGCAGGACATGGTGAGACTGACCGGCAGGCCGTTCGACACCAACGCGCCGTTGAACATGAACGACGGCAACGTGAGGGATGTCCTGAAAAAGTTTGCGTTCAACAACGCCATGCAGAAGCGCGGCGGCGTGCAAGGTGCAATGGCGCAAGCCCCCGTCGAGGCTCCGCCGCAGCAGCAGGCCGCCCTCGCGCCGCAGGCAGGCGCGCCGCAGCCGGCCGTTCCCCCGCAGGCTGTCCAGCCTGCGCCATCCGCGCCACCGCAGCAGTTGGCGCAAGCTCCAGTGCCGCCGCAGCGGGTGCCGATCCAGCAGCAGCAACCGCCCATTCCACAGCGCCCGGTGCAGACTGAGCAGATCCAGCGTCCGACTGTCGCCAACGATCCTTCGCTGGGCGGCGTTGTCACGCCGCAGGACATCCGGCGGTTTGGCAATTGGCAGAACGCACTGAATGCCTACGAAAAGGCGCTGGCGCATCCCGACGGGATTGATCCCGGTCTACGCGTTGAGCTTGAAAAAAAGGTCGGGGCCATCCGCGACCAACTCAAGTTCACCGAGGGGCAGAAGGAATACGAATACGCGAAGGCGCGTGACCCGAACATTCCGCCAAAGCCGCAGTGGGAGGCAGAAAAGGCCGCACGCGAGGCGCGCGTGAAGGTCGATACCGGGACGGCAGAGGAACTATCGAAGAACGCCGCGCAGATCTATCCGACGCTTTCGGTTCTCAACGAGGCAATCCGCTTGGGCAAGAGTGCGCCGGGCGGCATGGCTGGGCCGGCGGCGGTACATCTCGGCAGGATCATGTCGTCACTTGGCATGAAGGTTCCGGAAAGTTTTTCCGACGCCGAGGCGCTCAATGCCATCGCGGTTCGCCTGCTGCCGTTGGTGCGCCAGCCTGGCGCTGTCTCGAACTACGAACAGCAATCGTACATGGCGGCGCTGCCGAGCCTGCTGCAGTCGAAGGAAGGGCGCATCAAGGCCGCCGAGATGATGCTGAAGCTCGCGCGCAATGGGCTGGAGACGGCGCGGATCTATCGCGACCATATCGGCGCCCCGGACCTGCACGATCGGCTCGCCGCGATGGACAAGCCGGTTCTCAGCGAGGTCGAGCGCGAGGAACTGGAGAAGATCGTCAAGGCCGCGCGCGGAAGCGACAACAAAGGCTGGACCGAGCCGCAGCCTGGAATTCGCATGCGAACACGAACGCGGGGCGAATAAATGCCGGTCTTTGAATTCGACGCTGGCGACAACAAGATTGTCGAGATCGACGCGCCGGACGCCGAGAAGGCGATCGACGCCTTCAAGCAATCGCGGGTCAGTCAGGGCACGGCCGCAAAAGAGGGCTACTTGGCCGGCGCGTCGCTTGGGTTCCGCGACGAAATCAAGGGCGCATCGGTGGCGTCCGGCCTGCCGGACTGGATGGGCGGTTTTCGTGCGCCGGTCGGTGCCGCCAAGCTTGCCATCGAAGGCATGACCGAGCCCGGCGAGGCGACAAGGATCTATGGCGAGGAACGAGACAAGGCGAGGCAAATACAGGAGCAGGCACAGGAACAGCATCCGTGGACCTATGGCGGTACGCAGGCGGCCGGCGGGGTAGCGACAAGCCTGATCCCGGCCGGCGCTGTTGGGACCGGCGCGAGCATTATCGGCAATGTCGGCCGCGGGGCTGCGGTTGGTGCGGGGGTTGGTGCGGTGCAGGGAGCCGGCGATGCGCCGACGATGGCGGATGTCCCCAAGGAAGTGGCGACCGGCGGGGTGATCGGGGGCGTGTTGGGGGCTGCCATTCCGGCGGTGACGGGCGCAGTCCGCCGCCTGGTCACGCCGACATCGAACATTGCGCCGGAACGGCAAACGGCGGCGAACCTGTTGCGGAACGAGGGTGTTGATCTGACACCGGGTCAACTCAGCGGCTCGCGACGGATGCGCTATTTCGAGAGCGAGCAGGGCGGCAACGTCGCGCCTGAGTTCGTGGCGCAGCAGCAGCGTGATTTCACGCGGGCGGCGTTGCGGCGGGCGGGGATCGACGCGGACAACGCACGACCTGAGGTGCTGGACGCCGCGTTTCGGCGCATTGGCGGACAATTCGACACAATAGCCGCGAACAGTCAGGTGCGGATTGACCGGCCGTTGATCCGCGACCTGATGAATACGGCTGTCGAATACCAGAACCTGACGGCGCCGAGCCAACGTGTCCCGGCCGTGCAAAACATCATCAACGACATCGCCAACGGCCTGAACGCCAACGGGGGCATGCTGACCGGCGAGGTCTACCAATCACTTCGCACGCGGATCAACGAACTGGCGCGCGGAGCGACCAACGGGGATCTAAAGCAGGCATTCCGCGGTATTCAGGGCGCACTGGATGATGCAGTCGAACGCAATCTGCCGCAGCATCTGCGCGGAGACTGGGCCACCGCGCGCAGGCAGTACCGCAATATGCTGGTGATCGAGAAGGCCGCGACGGCGGCCGGCGCCGAGGCTGCCGACGGCGTGCTGAGCCCGCAGTTACTGCGCGGCGCGCTGGTGCAGCAACATCGCAGATCCTACGGGCGCGGCACCGGGGACTTTGCCGAGCTTGTGCGCGCTGGCAATGCGATGATGGCCAAATTGCCGGACAGCGGAACGGCATCGCGGCTGAAGGCACAGGGCGTGTCGGCCGCCCTGACTGGCGGCGCAGGGGCCATCCTTGGCAGCAGCGCGACGGGCGGCGACACCGGATCGTCGGTCGGCGGCGCAACGGCTGGTGCCGCAATCGGCGCTCTTGCGCCAGCAGCGGCGGCTCGCATCGCATTGTCCAATCTCGGCCGCCGTTGGCTGGCTTATCAGGCGCTGCCGGGGCCGGGGCGAACGGGTGCCGCAACGTCAGCAATTCTGCGCGAACCCGCGATGCAGGAATATCGTGAACGTTCGCGAAATGAATAGCCGTGATACCAATCGCTATACGCAAGGCCTGCGATGAAACCGACAGTGATGGACAGCATTCCGAGGTACGGTTCCCAGAAATACCAAAGGGAAGAGGCTATGCAGGCAATACCAAAAAGATAAACGAAAACCCGAAAAACCTTGCGGCCGGTTTTTGACACAAACAGCCATGCCACGGCCGCCCAGAACGCGACCATGAAAACAACACTAAGCCATAGACCCGGATCGGCCATTTGGCGCTCCGTTTGAACCCTGAGATTAGCCTGAAAACAGCGACCCCATAACCCGCCCCCGGCGGGTTTTTTGTTGAGGAACACATGGCCGGCACCACATCACTAAGTCTCACCCAACAATTCAACGAGCTAGGAGAACCGTTATCTGGCGGCCGTCTATATTTCATCACAGCAGGGACCGTATCTACCCCGCAAAATGCGTATCAAGATAGTGCATTGACGTTACCGTGGCCGAACCCAATCACGCTCGATGCAACCGGCCGCGTCGTCCAGCATTTCCTCGCAGATGGATTAATCAAAATCCGCCTGACCGACGAGAACGGTGTCGTCCAGCTAGTGGCTGACAACCTGGCCGTGATCGGCTCGTCCAGCGGTGGCGGCGGCGGCGGCACGATCGACCCGACGACGATCTACCAGACCGGCGACCTCAAGCCGCGATACGGCACCGGCATCCACACCGGATGGGTCCGCGCCAACGCCCGCACCATTGGCAACTCATTGTCAGGCGCGACCGAGCTCGCCAGCGACACTGATGCGGTGGCGCTTTACACGTATCTCTGGAACACCGACGTCAACCTTGCCATCAGTGGCGGCGTACGCGGGGCAAGCGCAACGGTAGATTTTGACGCCGGCAAGACACTGACGCTGCCGGACTTTCGCGGTGTGGCCCTTGGCTTCTTGGCCGACATGGGAAATACGGCTTCCACGCGCCTGACGTCCGGCGCAAACGGTTTCGGCACGTCGCCGATCGTGCTGGGCGCGTTTGGCGGGTCCGAAAGTCATACGCTCACTGAGGTGCAACTGGCGCAGCATACGCATGCCTTTACCGGCACCCAGCTTGCGGATCACACGCACCCGTTTGTGGCGTCTGGCACAGGCCCCGGCTCAAACGTAGGAGCCGCCCCTCTTCCCAACGTCAACAGCAACAGCGGAACGACAGGCGGCGTAAGCGGCGGGCCGCAGACGCCGGCCGGGACCAATTCCAATGCCGGCAGCAGCGGCGCTCACAACAACATGCCGCCGACCAAGCTTGTGACTTGTTATATAAAACTATGAGAGCATCCTGATGTACCAAGTCAGCTTCCCCCCGCAATCTAACCGCGCATCGTGGGTGTTCATCGGCGAGGTGATGGACCTCGACGAGAGCCCGATCGACATCTCGGATTGCTCCCTGGTGTTTCAGGTCACCGACAAGGACGGCGGCCCGCGGCTGACGGCGTCGACCGACAACGAGAAGATCACGCACATCGATCTCGGCAAGTTCCGGTGGTTTTTCACGGTCGACGAAATGTCCGGCCTCGAGGCCGGCACCTACAAGACCGGCCTGACGCTGACCAATGACGACGGCACGCAGACCATCCAGCTATCGGTTGGCCCGTTGCCGATCGTTGACGGGATCGTGCCATGACCGACTTTCCCGATCTCAAGCTCAAGACGTTGGTGAACTTCCCGGCGCGGGCCAGTGGCGGCACCGGCATCGAGATCACCAAAACCGACGGCGCGTACACGGTCGACCTCGACCTTGGCGACCTCGTCCCAGTGTCGTCCGTTGCATCACTCGCCACGACTTACGTCGTGCTGTGGGACGAAACCACCGACAGTTACAGCCGCATCAGCCTGACCGATCTCGCAACCGTTTTGGGTGTCTGATGGCACTATTGCCCAAGGTCCGGCTTAAGGCCGTCGTCAATTTCCCGGCCACCATCCGCGACGGCACCGGCATCGATGTCACCAAAGAGGACGGCCACTATCAGCTCGATCTCGCCTATGACGACTTCGCGCCGGCTGTCCCCAGCATTACCGACCCAACGAACCAGACGATCCTGATCTGGAACGCCAGCACCGAGGCATACACGCTGGTGCCGATATCGGAATTCGGCGTCGGCGTCGGCACGGGCGACGTCGTCGGGCCGGGCGGCGCAGTCAATAACAGTATCGCCGTGTTTGACGGCGTCACCGGCAAGCTGATCAAGGATGGCGGCGCAACAATTGCCGACATAACCAGCAGCGCGACGGGCGACGTCGTCGGGCCAGCCAGCGCGGTTAACGACCGGATCGCCGTGTTTGACGGCGTTACCGGCAAGTTGATCAAGGACGGCGGGACAACTGTTGCCGCGATAACCGGCGGCGGCGTCACCGACGGCGACAAGGGCGATATCACGGTCAGCAGTTCCGGTGCAGCGTGGGCGATCGACGCCGACGTGGTGTCGTTTGCCAAGATGCAGAACGCGACCGGGGCGTCCGTTCTGGTCGGCCGCGGGGAGGGCGGGGGCGCCGGGGATTTTCAGGAAATCTCGTTAGGCAGCAACATCTCGATGACCGGCACGGTCATCAACGTGTCGACCGGGACGGCGACGCTTGGCGACGGCGACTATGGCAACATTGTCGTGTCGAGCAGTGGCACGATCATGACGATCGACGACGATGTCGTGACGTTTGCCAAGATGCAGAACATCGCGACCGACACGCTGATCGGCCGCGACACGGCCGGAACAGGCGATCCCGAGGCCATCACGCTGGGCGCATCACTCTCGATGAGTGGTGTGCAGGTTTTGCAGCGCGCCGCCCTGACCGGCGACGTGACGGCGACCGTGAACTCAAATGCGACGGTCATCGCCAACGACGTCGTCACCAATGCCAAACTGGGCAACATGGCGGCCAGCACGATCAAGGGCCGCATCACGGCGTCGACCGGCGACCCCGAGGACTTGAGCGGGACGCAGACAACGACACTGCTCGACGTGTTCACGTCGTCCCTGAAGGGGCTCGCCCCGTCGAGTGGTGGCGGCACGACCAATTTCCTGCGCGCGGACGGGACGTGGGCGGCTGCCGGCGGCAACGGTGCGCCGTCGGACAACGTCATCATCAATGGAGACTTCCGCATCAACCAATCGGGGTATGTTTCCGGTGCTGCTCTTGCCGCTGCCGCATATGGCCATGATCAATGGAAGGCGGGCGCGTCCGGTGGCGACTACTCATTTACCCAACTGGCAAGCAGCACGCAGATTACTATTGCGACAGGCAAGACGCTTATCCAGCCGATCGAGGACGCCAATGTTGTTGGCGGATCGTATGTCCTGACGTGGACGGGGACGGCGCAGGCCAGAGCAGGCGTGGATACACTCACGCCTTCCGGCTCGTATGCGGCCAGTCCGTTGACGATTGGCGGGCAGACGGCCGGAACGGTGATGTCAATTGAGTTCAACGCCGGCACGCTGGGAACAGTCAAGCTTGAGAGCGGGTCTACTGCGACGGCATTCGTCATGCGGCCGTATGATCAGGAGCTGGCGACGTGTCTGAGATATTATTGCAGAGGGACTATTGCCGGTAACGCATATGCGAGTTCATTCCTTAGCTCATATATTCACTACCCAACTCCGATGCGCGTAGTGCCAACAAGTTCTTATAGTTTTTTGGCAGGAAGCGTAAATCCGACTGCCGCATTCCAGAACGCCACGATCTCCGGGATAGAAATATATCACGCTGTCGGCGGTGCCGGCGGTTACTACTTCGCGGATACTTGGGTAGCTGATGCGAGGTTGTGATGGCTGACTATCAACTCACAGCATCCGAGATGGTCATTCGTACCAGTGATGTCGTGTGGATACCGAATGATCCCGGCAACCGCGACCGCGCCGAGTACGATGCATGGCTTGCGGCCGGCGGCGTGCCCGATCCGTACAAGCAACCATTCACTATCGTGCCCTACGACATGGGGCCGGACATCGCCGAAAGACTGGGAGTATCCAATGGCAGCGACTGATCTGATCGCCACTGCATCAAACGCGGAGTTTTCCGGGCGCGTGATGATGATCGCGTTCAAGGTGGCGCAGAATGTCGCCAGCGAAGACCCAGGAACGGCCTCGCACACGGAGCGCGTGGACTATGCTGAGCGCATCATGCGCGGCGACGACAAGCCCAACCTGATGTCCGCGCACGTCATCAGCAGCAACCCGACCATCGGCATGGCCATCGAAGCCGAGCCGACGTTGTTCGGGTCCAACGTGCCGGACGGCGACATTGAGTTCGCGCTGGCCGGCATATGGACGGCGCGGGCGCTCGCGTTCGCGCCGTGATAAAATTATTGTCCTGCATACTTCTGCTGCTTGCTTTTGGCCTACTCGGGCTTGGGATATTTCGTGCCGTCACCGTTGCACAGTCGCAGGCAATGCCGACTTGCTGGACACTGTCAGAACGTGACAGCGCGATTACGTTATCGTATTTAGCGATTGATGATGCGTTCAAGAAACACGTTGGAGAACTGTTTAAAATCTGGGTGAGCGATCCAGCGGACCAGCCAAGGCGCGCAAAAGCGGGGATGCAGATTAACCTAAGCGCGTATCACCGCGCCCGCGCAAATATCAGAGCGTGGGAACCGGAGGTTTGCAAATGAACAAACTGCCGAGGAGGCGACGATGATAGGAACTCTAATATCAGTCGTGCTGCTGTTGATTGTGCTGGGTGTGATACTCTGGGCAATTCAGGCGTTGTTGCCATTGGTGCCGCTCCCGCATCCGTTCGCAACCATCATCAACGTGCTGATCACGGTGATCGCAGTGCTGATCATCGTTTGGGTCATTGCCAGTCTGCTGGGCGTTGTGTCGCCCATACGGCTATGAAAATAGCCCTGTCGAGCGGCCACGCAAAAGATGTTGCTGGTGCCGTCGGCCCGACGCCGTGGGGATTAGTAGAGGTCACCGAGGCGCGCCGCATAGTCGATCAGGTTGCCAGCGTGCTGGCGCTGCACGACACCGACGTGGTGACGTTCCACGACAACGTCAGCCAAAATCAGGGCGACAACCTTGATGCCATTGTGGCGTGGCACAAGAAGCAGGGTGCCGACGTCAATGTGTCGGTTCACCTCAATGCATTCGAGCCCACGGCTGCCGGCCGCGGCACAGAGGTATGCTACCGCGACGAGGCGGACCTGGCGCGCGAGATGTCGGCGGCGATCGCGT